GGGAGACAAATATGGTCCCTCATCATTCAAAACTGACAAAAGTAATAGAAAAAGAAAATGGGGGGGTGTTAGTAGGAAAAGTCGAAGAGGAGATACCTGATTTCAATACGAGTAGAAGTAAGCGTGAAGCAATGATGGCTAGGTTGGCTGAGATTGATGTTGAGGAAAGGGAAAAGGTATTGGTTCCTAGTGCTGATGTAGAAGCTTCATGGGTCCAGTTGGTCACTATTGCTAAGACCAAAGTTTTAGGAATACCAACTAGAGCTAAACAGCGAATACCTGACCTTGATAAAAATGCAATGGGATTATTAGATGAAATTGTTAAAGAGACGTTGGAAGATCTAGCTGCACAAGCGGCATGAAGGATGCTTCTGCAATTTTAAATAAAGCTTTTTTAGCTTTTAAACCACCTGAAAAACTAAGTCTTAGTGAATGGGCTGATCGTCACGCTGTTTTGAGTTTGGAAAGCTCTAGCGATGGTGGTAGATGGAAATCCCTGCCATACCAACGGTCTATGATGGATGCCATGACTGATCCTGATATTGAGCAGGTGACTGTTATGAAGAGTGCAAGGGTTGGATATACAAAAATGTTGAATCATTTAATTTCCTACCATATCCACCAAGATCCATGTCCCATGATGTTGGTTCAACCGACATTAGATGACTGTAACGGCTACTCAAAGGAAGAAATAGCACCGCTTTTGAGGGATACAAAAGTTTTAAGGGGTTTAGTTAGTGATCCAAAAGCTAAAGATGGAAGTAATACGATACTGAGCAAACAGTTCCCTGGAGGGACACTCGGTTTGGTAGGAGCCAATAGTGCCAGGGGCTTCAGAAGGGTTAGTAGAAGGGTCGTTATGTTTGACGAAACGGACGGATATCCTGAGTCAACTTCGGAGGGTGATCAGATCAAGCTTGGAATTAAGAGAACTGATTACTACTGGAATAGGAAGATAGTTGCTGGTTCTACTCCCACTGATAAGGACTTCAGCCGTATTGAAAAGCTTTGGGACAAGTCTGACCAAAGGTTTTACTACTGTCCATGTCCAGACTGCGGTCACATGCAAGTCCTGAAGTTTGAAAACTTTAAATGGGAGGACAATGATCCAGCTACCACTAGATATGCCTGTGAAGAGTGTGGAGTGTTAATTCCAGATAGTAAGAAAAGATGGATGGTTGAACGTGGTGAATGGAGAGCAACAGGAGAAGGTAATGGTCGTCATGCAGGTTTTCATATCTGGGCTGCTTATAGTTATTCCCCTAATGCGTCATGGCCCCAACTGGTAGAGGAGTGGTTGGATTGTCAGGGTGATATTGAACAAATAAAAACTTTTAAAAATACGATTCAAGGTGAATTATTTGATGACGAGTTTGAAAGGAAAGTAGGAGCGAGTGCGTTAATGGAGCGAGCTTCAAAAGCTACATATAAAAGAGGCGTACCACCTAGAGATGTTGTTTTACTTGTATGCGGGGTTGATACACAAGATGATCGTTTGAGTTTGTCGGTCTGGGGTGCGGCACCTCCAAGGGAATCTGAGAAGAATGATCGACCCGAACAGCTTTATTTAATTGACCGTCAAGTGCTTTACGGAAATCCTGGTCGTCAAGACGTATGGGACCAATTAGATGAGGTCATAACAACTCCCTATGTAAATGAAGATGGCAATGAAATTAAGATTGAAGCAACTGCAATAGATAGTGGAGGCCATTTCACTGAGGAGGTCTACCGCTTCTGTAAGAATCGTTTTGCTTTAGGTGTTGTTCCTATTAAAGGTGTTGATAAATTGAAGGGTGATGTGATGATCGGCAAGCCTAATAAGGTTGAATTTGGATCTAGGGGAAATGCTTTAAAATCAAGCATTAAGTTATATAGCATTGGTGTTAATAAAGTAAAAACTTATATTTATAGACGTTTAAGAGATGCAGAAATAGGAGATGGATACTTACATTTTTATCCGACGATCACTGAAGATTACTTTGATGAATTAACAGCAGAGAAGGAGATTAGGAAATATAAAGCTGGCAGAATCTACGACAGAGTATGGACTTTGAAATCAGGAAGAAGAAATGAGGCATGGGATGAGCTTATTTATGCTTATTCGTGCTTATTAAGGCTCTATCAGGTCTTCCCGATCTATAAAAGACGCTTAATGTGGGATAAATACGCTAAAAAGCTCTTAAATAACGACCAAAATAAGACGAAAAAGGGAGTATCATCTAGAAATACCGCTAATGGGCGGTCTTACATCAACAACTGGTAGCTATTTATTGTGCCAATACCTAGCAAGTTCACTGCGGGAGACACGATCCGTTGGAGGGATGATGCAGGTGTGAACTGGCTTAATGAGTCAGTCTCTAACACCGATTATACCTGTAAATACTATTTAAGGGCAACCAATGGAGGAGCTTTGACCGTAACGGGTACAAGCTATGGCCTCGGTTGGGAATTTGTTATCAGTGCAACTGATTCAGCCTCCTTTGACTCTGGTGTATGGACTTTTCAAGCAATAGCTTCTAAGTCTGGTGGTGATGATGTCACCTTGTATAGAGGCAGATTTGAAGTCGATGCTTCAATGTCCTATACAGGCTCTACACCAGGGCCATTTGATGATAGGACTACAGCCCAAGTCGATTTAGCTTCAGTCACCGATGCAATTAGGCAAATAATTCTAAATAAGGCTTCTGAATACACAATTGGTGATAGGACTTTTAAGTATGCAGATTTATCTGAGTTAAGACGGCGTGAATCTCAATTAAAGGCTGAAGTTGTCAGAGAAAAGAAAGCTGACATGATCGCAAATGGAAAAGGCGATCCACATAAGTATTTCGTACGATTTTAAGAGGACACTATGGGATTAATTAACGCTGTTAAAGGTCTTTTTACTTCAGAGACACTTGTTCCAGAAGCATCTAAAGAACCAGTTGTCACTACTGTTGTTCCAAAGCAACGGATGTTTACTGGAGCACAAAAAAGTCGATTAACTTCTAATTGGGTAGCTAGTGCTGCATCTGCTGATGCTGAATTAAAAGGAGCTATTAAGTTGTTACGGCAAAGGTCTAGGGATCTGGTTCGTAATAATCCACATGCCAAAAATGCAGTTAGGACAATTTGTTCAAATGTCATTGGACCTAATGGGATCAAGTTGCAATCACAGATTCGTAAGCAACGAGGTGGAAAGTTAGATCAAAGGGTAAATGAAGTAATTGAGATGGCATGGCGTGAATGGGGCCACTATGACTCGTGCCATACAGCAGGGAGACTATGTTTCCAAGATATAGAAAGACTTTGTTTGAAGAGTTTGGTTGAGTCAGGGGAAGTTTTTATTCGTATTGTTAAAAAACCTTTTGGTAGGTCCAAAGTTCCACTTGCTTTAGAAATATTAGAAGCGGATCAATTAGATGATGACTACACAGGTCCGAGCACTGTTAAAAACAATAGATGGAGGATGGGCGTTGAATTAGATGAATGGTTTAGACCTATTACTTATGCCTTTTTAACTGAACATCCTGGGGATACTCCATTCCCTATTCAGGACAAAATGAGGCGGCACATGCTTTTGCCAGCCGATGAGGTAATCCATCTGTATATATCAGAACGCCCAGGTCAGACAAGAGGGGTTCCAATGATGGCAACGGCTATTCAGCCATTACATCATTTAGCGGGATTTCAGGAAAGTTCAGTAATTCGGGCCAGGGCTTCAAGTGCGTTAATGGGATTTATTACCTCTCCAGAAGGTGAATTAGATCCTGGTGGTGAGGTCTATGAAGGTGATCGTGTAACAGAATTTTCTCCTGGGATGTTTCATTACCTTCAAAATGGACAGCAAATTTCTATTCCAGATATGGATTCTCCTAGTGGGGAATTTGAACCATTTATGAGATCAATGTTGCGTTCAATGGCATCTGGAATAGGAGTTAGTTATGAAAGTTTAAGTCGTGACTATTCAACCAGTAACTACAGTTCCAGTCGTCTTGCATTAATAGAAGATCGTGCTCAATTTAGAACTTTGCAAAACTATCTAATTGAAAATCTTCATTCCAGAGTGTTTGAAACTTTCTTAGATATGGCTGTTTTATCTGGAACATTAAATCTACCTACATTTGATGCAGAACCAGAAAGATATAGGCGTGTTAAGTGGATACCTCGCTCGTTTGATTGGGTTGATCCTTTGAAGGAGTGCCAAGCTAATAAAGAAGCTGTAAAGGCAGGTTTCAAGACTCAAGCTCAAGTTCTAATGGAGCAAGGTTACGATTTAGAGGAAGTATTAAATGCTAGAAAGAGTGAAGTTGAACAGGCCAAAGAATTAGGTTTAACTTTTGATACCGACGCAGAGATTGACGTTAAGAAGGAATTATCTACTAAAGTGAGTGAAAATAACAACTCTGAATCAAATGGAGGAGAAACGTGATTTAGAGGGAAAAACCTTATTACGGGATTTCACTGGGTTACTTGAATCAAGAAACCTCAATGAAGAAGATCGTACTATTGAGTTTCCCTTTAGTTCTGAAACCCCAGTAGACAGAGGCTATTTAGGCAAGGAAATCTTAGATCACCGAGAGGGATCAATAGATTTTAGTCGTCTAAATGCTGCTGCTCCTTTACTTTTTAACCACTCTCCTGATGCTGTTTTAGGTGTTGTTGAGCGTGGTTATTTGGATAAAAAGTCTAAAAGAGGGATGGCAGTTGTTCGCTTTGCTAAAAATGCAGCAGGTGAAGAAGCTCTAAATCTGGTAAAAGACGGCATTTATCGTAACGTCTCCTTTGGTTATTCAGTTAATGAAACTGAGGAAATGGGTGATGGAGCCTATAGAGTGACTAGCTTTACGCCAGCCGAGGTTAGCTTGGTTAGTGTGCCAGCAGATTTCTCAGTAGGTGTTTCAAGAGCTAAAGACGATGATTCTGTAGCCGAAACTGTTACTAATACGCAACAACAACCTACAATTAGTGATAACGAGAGAGCTACGGCTCCTTCTGAAGCGGCATCTGTCGCAAGTCCACCTACATCCACTTCTAAGATGACCGAAAGTCTTGATTTAGATCAGGTGCGTTCTAAGGCCGCTTCTGAGGCCCAAAAAGAAGAACGCTCCAGAATTGCAAACATTACTGCACTATGCAGAAAGCATAACTTTGAAGAGTTAGGCGTTCAGCTTGTAGAGAACGGTAGTTCCATAGACGATGCGAGAGCAGCCGTTTTAGACACTATTGGTAAGAAGCCAGTTGAAACTGTTGCTCCTGTAGAACTCAACCAGAAAGAGCGTACTGAGTACAGCATTACTGCTGGTATTCGTGCTGCTTTAACAGGTGACTGGTCATCTAAAGATGCTGGTTTTGTTAGAGAATTATCTCAAGAAGTTGAGCGTTCTGGTGTTAAGAGAACAACAGAAAAAGGCTTTCTTGTTCCTTACGCAGCACTTGAAAAACGTGCTACCTACGTCACATCTGGAGCAACAACTGGTGGCAACCTTGTTGAGACAGAATTGAAGGCTGAAGACTTCATCGAGAGTTTGAAAAATAACACTCTGATGCTTCAGATGGGTGTTGGAACATTGCCTGGATTAGTAGGTAATGTCGATATTCCTAGACGTTCTGGAAATTCGACAGGTTATTGGCTCGCGAATCAGACAACAGCGATCACTCAAAGTGAGTCAACTTTCGATCAGATTTCATTAAGTCCTAAGAACTATGGAGTCTTATCTAAGTATTCTCGTCAGACTCTTTTACAGGCAACTCCTGGTATTGAGGCTTTGGTGAGAAGCGACCTTGTTTCCACTGTGAATCTTGGCGTTGACTTAGCTATTCTTAATGGCTCTGGTTCTTCAGGTCAGCCAACAGGAATCATGCAGACTTCAGGTATTGGATCTGTAGCTGGTGGAACTAACGGGGCTGCAATCACGATGGAAAACCTCATCAAACTTGAGGAAGAAGTTTTGATTGATAACGCTGGTGGTAACAACATGGGGTATGTTACAAATGCGAAGGTGCTCAGTGCGTTGAAACGCCTCAGAGCAGGTGGAAGTTCCAGTACAGACGGTGCTTTCCTTTGGAACACTGATCTATCAGCTAGAGGTCGTGGTTCAACTCCTGGTGTAGTTAATGGCTATCAAATAGGAATTACTAACCAAGTACCTTCTAACTTGACTAAGGGTTCTACCAGTGGTTCTTGTTCTGCTGTTCTCTTTGGTGACTTCTCTCAAGCCCTTATTGGTTTCTGGGGAAATGGGATGGAGATCGCTGTGAGTGACAGTGATGGAACGGATTTCACCAAGGCTCTTACATCAGTTAGAGCGATCACTACTCTTGACGTAGCTGTTCGTCAGGCAAGCGGATTCTCTGCAATCCTTGACGTTACAACTTAATTGTTATTAGGGGTCAGCAATGGCCCCTTTTTTTCTTTTATGAAGATTCAAGCTATCCGTAATGTTGCCGTAGCAGGTCAACACTTAGATGCAGGTGAAGTTCGTGAAGTCAGCGATGTTGATGGATCGTATCTAATCCGTAACAACAAAGCTATCCAGGCTCCTGAAGCTCCAGCTTGCCCTCCAAAGCCTCCAGTAAAGCCCAAAGCAAAGAAAGCAACTAATGGCACTTAGCGATAACAATTCAGTCTTTGTAGGTGGTGAATTTGGCACGACTTGTACTACTGGTACAACAACTGCTAAGGCAATTCTTTCACAGCCCACTGAGATTGTTTTAGATGGAATGGTCTTATTTAGTGATTACACATTGATAGCAAAGGCAATAGATTTCGGAGATTTAAAGGCTAACGATTCAATCAAAGTTGCCGGAACTGCTTATACCGTCAGGGAGACTCGTTTCTCTTTAGATGGTGAAATTGTTACTATTGCGATACAGAAAACATGACTTGTAAAGCAGAAAGCATATTAGCTCGGATAATGACGAACCTCGCTGGTACAACTGGGGTTAGCGATAGAATCTATCGCAGTCGTGTGGTTCCGATTACTCGTAATGAATTTCCAGCCCTTGTTGTAGAACCAACAGGTAACTCAGTTGCTCAAGCTACAAGTATTGATTTCCTTGACTGGACAATGCAGGTCAGAATTGTTGTTTTAGTCAAAGGAACAACTACAACTAGCCCTGATCAAGTTGCAGATCCAATCTTGGAGTCATTGTTCCCCAAGATGATGAATGATTTAACGCTAAATGGAAATGCAATTGATATTCAACCCAACGGAATGGATTTTATGATGGGTGATGCTGATCAACCAACAGGTGCAATTAGTACCAATTGGACAATTATGTATAGGACTAAAAATAACGACTTGACTCAATAAAGTAGACGTTATTGGGAAATAACCTACTAAGATGCAGATATATGTAAAAAGCTTTTGAGTAATGCCAAAACTTACAAGAAAAAAAGCGATCCTAATAAAAACTGAGACTAGCTATTCACCAGCTACTCCTACAGGATCAGCTAACTATTTGGAAGTGACAGAATTATCTGTTGAGCCAGTTGTAAGTGATGAGGTAACAAGAGAAGTAATTCGACCTTATCTTGGAAATGCAGAAGTTTTATTGGCAAACACAAGAGTCAATATCAATTTCACTTGCG